GCATAATTTACTCGCAAGATGTTTTTATTTAGGTTTACCTTGTTCTAATATTGTATCACCTTTGTACTCAACTTTCAACTTATCAACATCCTTTCTTTCACCATAAACAATATAACTACAATGAATCAAAGCATTACCAAAGTTTCTCACTATAATTTTGTTTTCAGCAAGTGTATAATGTAAGTATTGATAATTTCCAATAGGAGTTAAATGCACTGTAATTGTTTTAGAATCAACTAAATCTTTCCAGTAATTGGGAAGATCAATCACTTGACTATCTTCTAGAACACCTCGATAATATACACCTATCTCTGGCCCTTCAAGAGATGCATGAGCAAGACGATGATTTGTTTTTGATGGATGTTTGATGTCAAATAACTTACTTGTAGCAACGATTGAACTTGACCAAGTGGCAAATCCAGCTCGCATTGTTCCAGTAATTCTTAGATTTCCTCTAATTACAGAATCACCATCTAAAGAATGATTTCCAGTTTGCGATATATCTCCGATAAATCCACTGTCACCTTTTACATACAAAGAAAAAAGATATGATTGTTTTGAATCTGCATGTGGTGGGTAAATTGTAACTGTTGCTTTTTGGCCAGCAATTGCATCTCCAAAGATTGAAATGCCAGGACAAGTTAAAACTCCAGCCTTATTATAAGTTCTTGATATATCTTGTACTTTTGAATGATCTGGACTTCCAATATGAAGACCGATTGTTTGAATCTCTACGTTTCTTATTGACATAATATACCCCTATTCATTTAATGCATCTATTTTATCCCATTCAGTTTTAAGATCTGCATGGAAATCACATACATATGGATCAGTTCCACAACTGGTTTCAATATCTTGTTTCTCGCTATGTAGAGACATAGTTCCACCACTATCAATTAGTTTACTACCACCGACATATTCCGTAGAATCAACACCAACATCAGTAACCATATCCTTTCCTGCTTCCATTGTAATATTTTCATGTGCAATTAAATTTATATCCTCCATTGCTTCCAATTGAATATTTTTTCTTGCTTTGATATTAACTGTGCCTCTCACAGATTCAATATGAATTACACCGTCTTTTGCATAGATTACAATACCTGCTTCACCATCTTTATCAAATCCACCTTTACCACTTTTTTTACCATTAGAAATTAACTCTAAAGAAGCATTACCTAACACCTTTGCATTACCAGTATTAGTAAACAAAATTCCCTGACCAGATTCAGTATCTAATTGAAACTCGGAAAGATCATGGTTTTTAAGATCATTTCCACCAGTCATTTCAAAAGTAGGATATCCTCTACGGTAATAATTTTTTAATCTTTCAATCTGTGTTCCAACTTCTGTCTCAACTAATTTTTTAATTTGATCTTGAGTCAGACCCTCTGCATATCTACCAACAACTGGTTTTTTTATTATTCCTTCACCTTCAGACATTAGTAACCTCCTCCATATCCACCACTAGAAGTTCCACTTGAGGAACTTGTATCAGTTCCAGAGGATGTGTCTGTAGTTGTTGTATTTGTAGTTGTCGTTGGATTAGTTTGATTTGTCACGATTGTTGGTGTTGGATCTACCGTCGTTTGAGTGGTTGTTTCCGTTGTCTGATTAGTAGTTGTTGTATATGTTTGAGATACAGTTGCTGGTTGTCCTAAACTTTCTTCCATTGTATCATAAATTATTGAATCTGTCCCACTATGTGTTGCTCCTGTCATTTTTAATCCAGTTGACATCACATGATAAGGCCCAGAATATTCAACACCATTTACATATCCAACCACTTCTTTATTATCTCCAATACAATCAACAACACTTTCAATTCCAATAAGAGGTCTTGCTCTTCTTTCATCAGCACCAGTATCAGTCTTGAATTGAGGTGTAAATGACATAATTGGAATTACTTTTGCACCAATTCCAGCAGCTGTACTTAATTTTGCTATTGGGAACCGATTGTATTCAGCATTAAAATCAGAAGGAATTGTAACTCCAATAACTGCACCATCAGGAGAGGTAATAATTGGTAATTCATTATCTCCAACTATAACTGTATCGTCTGGACTATAATTAAATCCTGGTGTGTCTATGAATATATCTTCAATTGTTCCAACAACATTAGTTCCAATTCCAACAGATGGTGTGCCATCTGCTGATACTTCATCATCTTTAGTGTTTAAACAATAACCATACCCAGTTTTCATTAGAACTACTTTTTGAATGACTCCATCTTTTACTAATGGTCTTGCAAAAGCACCTTTTCCATTTCCAGTATTATCAACTACCACTAAACCTGTTGTCTCGTCATATCCACTGCCACCTTTAAGAACTTCAATTGAAAATATACGATTATCATTTCCAACAATTGGTAAAAACTCTGCTCCTGTTCCTGTTCCAGAGACTTTAACAACTGGTGGTAAACATTTCGGATAAATGAATCCTGGTGGTGTCGGAGTGATGTCGTCCTGAGTCGTTGGATTTCGAACTTTATTATTACATGCGTCAAACGCAAGATTCTGTGCACCAAATAATGAGGTTTGAGATAATGCACTCTCAATTGATCCTAGTCCAAATAATCCTAATGTATCATCAGCATCACTTATTGCTTGTGTAGCATCAATTGTATCTTGTAAAGGAACTCCATTTACACTTACGTCACTTACATCTTCACCACTTTCTTTTATGTCTTTTGCTATATTATCAAGTCCTTTTGATATACCAGTAAGGAAATTAACTTTTGAAACTTGATCACCCCAATCATCAGAAGCTGCTGGTATTACACCACCACCATTTTTAGAACTCCACCACTTTAATGGTATGCATTCTTTTGCTCCACAAGCATCAAGGAAATCTAGTATTCTTTTTGCCATTGCACCAGCACTTCTTAAAAGACCAGTGACTGATGATAGTCCTCCAAGTAACCAATTCAACCCACTCATAATACCACTTAGACCCTTCTCAAGAGCATCAAAAACTTTTGCAAATATTCCTGACACAAATTGATCAAGGGCACAAAGTGCTCCGTTTATAATTTTTCCAAGAAGATTGCTAAACATATTCTTTAAGACAGCACCAATTCCACCAAGAACATTCTTAAAGACACAAGCAATTAATCCTAGAATACCTCCAGCTGCTTTCTGTGAACCTTTATTTACATTTTGTTTCTGTCCTTCTTTTGAAGTTTTAATTTTACCAAGTTGCTTGGCAAATTTTTTATTTAAGTTCTTTAATAATTTTTTTCGAATATTATTTACTGTTCCTTTTATTATTCCTGACATTTTTTCCTTAATCATGTCAAGTTCATAATCCATGTTAACAATTTCATTTGTTATTGGATCCATCCATGTTCCAAGATTTTGTTCTAATTTCTGAGTTTTTTCTAAGAAATCACTAACTGCCTCTCTTGCTTTACTTACTACATCATCTCCACAAATATTAATTGAACCAATTTTTATCGTTGCACTATCTTCTAAGAATATAGAAGAAAGATTTTGCCCACCCTTATAAACAAAAGTAGAAGTAGGAAATTCTTTATTAAAATCCATCCAATCTTTATTATATTGATGTGACCCTAAGAGACTTGTATCAAAATCAAGAGAAAATGAATTTATATTGCTTAATCCTGGATCACTATTTCTTCTTCTTTCATTTTCTACCTGTCCTTGTGCCTTTGGTAATACTGAGAATATCATTGGTATCTGACCATCAGGGCCATCAGAAAAAAATCCTAGAACACTCTCTCCACCTGCAAGACATAAAGTTTCTCCAAGACCACTTGTTCCATCTCCAACATTTGCTGATGGTAGAAATTGAGCCCAACGACAATCTTCATCAGGTAATTCACTCTCATCAAAAGTGTCATATCCACAAACTCTTATCTTTGCTCGGTGTGATTGTTTGCCATCAAAATTTAAGGCATCAGCAGTTCCCTTCCAATGTTCTTGCGGAACAACTTTTGCAAAGAACCATTGAAATCCATCTTTACCAGCAAAATTAATTGTTTGTAGGGTATCTAAACTCATTAGTCGTCGTATACTCTACATTCAAATGCATCTGGATGATTATCACAATAAATTTCTAGATGCTTATCTTCATGTCTTGTGTGCCAATCGTTTATCTTACCCTCATTAGGTTCTACTACATCATCTTTATGACTATATTCATAGTCTGCATGCACTTCTTCGAGTTCTGATTTTTTGTATTCTAATATACCATGATTGGTATGTTCTTTACCATCTTTGGGATCAAGATAAACTTCATGATCTAAATCGTGTTTAATTTGTGACATTAAATTACTCCTTGTACACTAAGTACGCTTTTATTTATGTTGCTATTTTTGGTTCTGAGAACCCATAGGAATCTCGTATCAACTTAAGATAAGTTGCATTTAAATTTCCCTCAACATGATGATGTAATGCCCTTATCAAGTATTTACCACTTAAGTTTGGATCTTGTTCCTTTGTCTGACCTTGATTTAAATTGGGAAATTTACATCTTATTATATCACCAACTTTCATATTGACATTCATTGGTATCGAAATATTTAAAGATTGTGTGAATAATAAATTATATCTTGCTAATGATTTTGCAATATCAGTTCTATCTGCATTTTCTCCTCCTGATGGTTCAAGTCCATCCTCACCTACTCCCATAGAACCATTATCAGATATTCTAAACATAAATCTAGATGGTGATTTTCCGTCCTCACCAATCTTTGGAAGTTTTATATCAATTGGATCTCCAGCTAATTTCTTATCTTCAATTTCATCAGCAAGATTATAGTCATAATAACTCATCCTATGAGTTAACACATTATAATATTGAGTTTGATTTGAATACATTCCCGTTATCAATGCTTTACGAACATCCGTATTTTTTTCTACAAGATAATTTATTATTTGAAAATTGGAATTAAATTTGTTACTATCAATCGCACCCATACCACGCCATTCATATGGTTGCTCTTTTGTTCCGTGTATTTCAACATTAGTAATTTTATCATCAGTTTTATGATCATACTGTCTAGTTTCTGAAACTAACCCATCAATACTTCTAAAATTAAATCCTGCTTTATTTTGAAAAAACATAAATCCAGTGGTTCCTTTTGCTATAGCATTAGTGTCTCCATCTTCACCATTCTCCCCACTTGAAGAAGTAATTGTTGATATTGATTTTGGACATAACCACTGTATTGTGTAGAATGGTTTTCTCATATTACCCATGAATGAATATGTATTCTTTGTTTCTTCTATAGTACCAATTCGATCTGGATCTACATTCATCACATGAGGCCCAAGTATTTGTTTTACATGTTTATCAATTGTTTGAGATTTAAATTTAAAATTACATCTTGAAGTTTCATTTATAAAATACTCAGCAGAAACAAGGTGTATTGTGAACTTGGATGCTTGTCTTTGATTATCCATTGCACTTACTTTATAAACATAAAGTTCATTTTTACCAGCAACTATATCTCCATTACCATCCAATTCACCGAATTGAAATGTACCAGATCCAGTTTCAGCTTCTATTGCCACCATTTCACCACCAGTAATCATTATCTCACTTACTATATTGATAGTTGATACCACCTCCAACTTCATTGAAATAGAAGGAACTAATATATCCTCAAAATATTCTATTGATGTAGTTGCTCTTGATAAGTCTACTTTATTACCAGTCTTTACAGACTGCAACTGAAAGTATCGATATCTAAGACCTTGTAGTGTTTGTGCCATTATGAACCTGCCATTTTGATAAAGAACATATCTTCAGTTGTATTAAATTCATAATCAATAAAGACATTATTTTTTGGTGTTTGTAAATCTGTTGGAGTGGTTACTGAGGGTATATCAATACCTGAGTCAAACGGAATCATTGATTCTCTCTCTTCTGAAAAATCAAATATATTTACTGCAGTATCCTCATCAAAGAAATAATTTTCTGAATCATAAATGCCGACACCTGGTTTTCCTTCAAGAGTTCCATCAGCAAGAGTTGTTGGTCTCAGTACACTATAAAGTAAGAAAGCTTTTGGATTATAAAGCAAATTACTTAGTGAAAAAATACCTTTTGCGATTCCACTATTTAATACTTGATTTGAAAATTTAGTAATCTTATCAAACATATTTAATTTTGGTGGAGTCACTTTAGTTAGTTTTGTACTACCTGCTCTATTTTGATTTGGATTATACATTACTCTTTCTTCTAAAGGAATTTTTCTATCAAATAGTTTTAATGGTTTATCATCATCTGCATCAAAAATTCTATTGATTTTAATTATCTCATCAAGATCATCAGAAGAAATATCCCCACGAATGAACTTTGACAAATTCTTAAAATCTTTATCACTAATTCTTGTGGGTTCTTTATCTAAAAATAAATCTGATTTAATAAGTTTATCTAGATCTTTATTTGTATTAAAAGGTTTTTTATTTCCAAAAAATTCATCTAAAGTTGTTTGTTTAAATTTTTTATCGATTGTTTTCTTTGGTTTGTTAAATGAATCATCCACTGGATCATTTATTCCAAAGGGATTTACTCTTTTTGTTTGTCCTCTAGTATCCTCTGGTGCCATTCCAATTTCTGGATCATACCTAGTGTATGGTTGACCTGTTTTTGGATTGATATCTAATTGTTGCCTTTTGATTCCAAATCTTTTTTCAAATCTTTTCTGATATCTTTCTCTTAATCTGTTTTTGACATATATTCTTTTTTCTTTTTTTAGTTTTTTTATTTCCCTTAATCTCTCTTTTTTGTCATCAAATATTGCTTTTAGATCTTTTCGTGCCTCCCCTCCTTTGATAAATGGATCATCAGCTGCAGATAAATTTCTTTTTGTTCTAACTTCAGGACTTATCTTCCTAACCTGAGTTGCTGCTTTTTCAAGTGCGTTATCAGTAATATTTTCTCCATCCTCCAAACCACTACCACTACCACTACCACGTCCACGGATAGCAGCAAATGCCAAGAGACCTAATCCTAAACCACCTGCGGCTAATAAACCAGTTTTCTTTTTTTCATCTGGTAGTTTTATATCTTCAACTTCTTTTGTATTATCTTTTATAAATTTTAAAAAAGTTTTATAGTCACTCTTTCTTTCAAATTTCAATCTTGAAATTTTATTTTTTTGAGAATATGGATTTAACTTCTCAACAACATTTTTAACTGGTGAATTTGAAAACATTATTCAACTATCCCATGTAAACATTATATAAATTTTTTGCTGCACCTCTTTCCATTGCTAAATCATTATCCAGTGGACTGTAAAAAGGAAAACTTATAGTTGAAGAATCAGGTTTTGAACTTATTAAAGTTCCATCATTTCTATTATTTCTTGCACCACTTCCTCTAGTTCTTCCTCCACTCTGTATATTAATATTATTTTTTTTATTTTTATTTGATGGTTTGGGATTTGTGACATTAGGGAAACGTTTATTAAATTCTTGAATATTTTCTTTTCTAGTAGCATCAACATCAAATATTTCTGGTAATATTTGTTTGTTTTCAATAAAATCTTTTTGTTCTCCTTTTCTTTTTGCATCTATATAATTTTTTACATCCTCATAAAATCTTACTTTTGAATCAGATCCTTTACCTAGTGCAGCTGCTTGTGAAACCTGATAATCAAGTGTATCTAGATTTAAAGGTGAAGTTTCAACATAAGAGACAACTGTATTTAATCTTTCTTTCGTAGTCATTGCTTCATATCCTTCTGGATAAAAAGTTCCACTTAAACGCTCACCCACCAAAAATGAGACTGCTGGATTTAAGAATTTATTACCAGTTTTTAAAAATTTTATTCCTGATTCTAATACTTGTATTTGATTATTGATTTCTCTTAGTTTTACATAATCTTTCGACCCTCTTTTTCCTGTTATTTCTTTTCTTTGTTCCTTTAATGCTTCAATTTGTCCTTGGAGATCATTTACATTATCTCCGATAACTTTTCTTACTGCCTCATCTCTATCCATCTCAGGATTTTCTTGCAATAAGGCATCGATATCAGTGCTAACCTTTGTGCTTAGATCATCTGTTAAGTCTTGAACTCCAGCTGGTAAAAATATTTTTTCAACAAATCTTTTTATAAGTCCTTCTATAATTGGTGCAAGTTGATCTTTTTTCTCTCTCAAAAATTTAAAAAATTGTCCTGCGTTTCTATAAAGCAAAAATCCAAGACCACCAATTGCTACACCAACTAATGTTCCGAGAACTAGTTTACCCAATAACCCACCCAATAATCCTTTTCCAAGAAAACCAAGTGCACCACCTAAAAATCCACCCTTAGACATCTCACCAACTTTCTTTCTCAATGTTTTTGTCATTTCAAAAGTACTCATCAATGATTCTTTGATTGACTTTAAATTTTTCTTGAGAATTTTTGTTGTTTTCTTTGAACCAAAAAATTGCACATAGTTCATTGCAAATTTTTCGTTCTTATTTAATCCTTTAGATATTGTTTGTGTTGACTCTTGTACCTTATTGACACTATTTCTTGCAGCAACAATCAATCCCCTACTTATAGGATTTGAGGCAATCCCATTCATAGGTCTACTAATTCTTCTAGGTTGAATTAATGGTTTAATCATTTACATGTTTGCTTGTTTTGCTTTTAAATTTTCTTCTTCAATGTATTGATTCAATAGTCCTAAGTAGATGTCTCTCTCCCAAGGAATCATATTCTCAATTTCAGTCAAAGAATATTTATGGTGTTGCATCAAGGCAAAGTTTAGTTTAAAGTATGACTCAAGATCCATGTGAGCCATGACTATTCGAAAAAACTCGTTATACCCTCCAATTTCACATCACTTTCAACTTTTGTATTTGGATTGGTTACTTTAATCATATGAGATAATTTTGGCATGGTCGCAAAAAAATCTTCAATTTGTTTAAATTGTTTTGAATCTAAAGTTCCTAACCAATCATTTAGTTCTTTTGTCGTGCAATCACTTGCTGACCATGATTCTTCCGCACTAAAAACCATATCAATACACGATGCGATCATCCTAAAGGAATCATCAACAGTAACTTTTTGATCACTAGCAATCGCAAAATTAGTTTCAATAAACTGATTTAATGATGGATATTTCATTCTTAATGTATAAATTCCATCTAAATTTATATCACGAGTATGATTTTTATTTTGTTCCACTTTAATTTCATCAATATAAATCTTAACTGGAACTGTTGTAGTCTCATCATCAGGACAAGTCACAATGATATCTACAGATTCACCTACAGATTTTCCTCTTATGTTTAAAAAGATATATTCAATATCAAATGTGGGAAGTTCATCTATTTTAATTCCTCTTGTACTTATGCAAGACTTTAAAGTAGATTTAACTGCTTCTGTAATTTGTTTTTGATCTTCACTCTCTAATGCGAGAATTAATATTTTTTCTTCTTTAACAAGAAAGGGTCTATATTTTATTTTTTTTCCCGTCGATGGCAAAACCAACTCATAAGTCGGGGTGGCTATTTGTGGTAAAGGCATAATATTTTATTCAGTATTGTATATAGCAGGGTTTTAGTAACCATAGTAACTGCTGTAGGAACTTGATCCAGATGAACTAGAACCATCTGAAGTCGAAGAAGAAGAACTGCTAGTGCTTGAACTTGTCGATCCAGATGAATCAGTGGTTGTAGTAGTGGTGCTAGTGTCAGTTGTAGTTGTTCCTCCACCACTAGTCTCAGTTGTTTGGGTTGTTTGAGATGTTCCCTCACCTGCAGCAGTTTGTGTTTCTGTGGCAGGATTTGTTTCTGTGACTGGATCACCAACAATCACGCTGGCAGGTAAACTCTCTGCAATTGTATCATATATTATAGCATGAGGATATGGAGCATGCCTTTCACCAACCATCTTCACACCCATATGTTCGTGATATGGCCCATAATATGGTTCACCAGTTACATATCCTACTGGTTTAGTTTCTGTAGGACTATTTGTGCTAGGTGATATCTCTCTTCCAACTGCTCTTGGTCTAAGAGGATTAACTTGAGTTAATTGATTAGTATTCGCAAGTTTTTCTCTCACTGATTGTTGTGCATTACCATGTTTCTCAATGGTATGTCTTAGATATGCAAATACAACTGTAACTTGCAAAAATGTACTACTATCATATGACATTTGAACAGCATTAATATCCACAGGAAATGTATCAATAAAACGATAAGTCAATAATGGCATATTTTTAAAAGTATTATTCTTATTATTTGGATTCTGTAAAAAGTCTCTTTCAAACTTTGTGATTGATATCATTCTTCGATAATCATCTGGATATCTAAATCTTGAATATGTATTTCTCTCTTGATATGCATTTAATTGACTTGCCTCTGCTCCATCGTACCTACCATTTGATTCATTATATACTGGATTAATATAATTCATCCACTCTTCAAACATACGTAACACATTATAATCATCGTCAATATAAAAAGTTAAATCAAATTGATTATATACTCTTCTTGATGCAAATCTTTCTATCATTCCTTGACGACTCCCCATCTCTTCTGAGATATCAAAAGATGTACCAGGTAGAGATGCTTGAGAACATAAAAAATCATACTTCTGAAATGTAGAAGTTGTATCATTAAACAATCCACAGTTAGTTAAGTATTCAAATAGACCTAAATTATTGCCTGATGCAGTCCTACGAACAAGATCTAACGATACTTTGAATTGACTTGATATCGCAAGTTTCGAAAATATTGGACTCGCATTAGGTATACTTAAGTGTAAATCTTCTGATCTTATTGCCATCTAAATAGTTTTTAAATTGTTCTTGATAATATATGTATGTCATATAAAGGAAAATATTATCCAAGATACCCGAAAAAGTATAAAGGAGATCCCCGAAATATTATTTATAGGTCTTTGTGGGAAAGAAAATTTATGAATTACTGTGATCTGAATGAGACAATCAGTGAATGGCAGTCAGAAGAGTTCTGGATTCCGTATCGTTCTCCAATAGATAATCGTGTTCATCGTTACTTTCCAGACTTTTTCGTTAAGTATATTGATAAGAAGGGAAACAAAAGAACTATGGTTGTAGAGGTTAAACCAAAAAAAGAAACGAAGATGCCACAAGTAAATCCGAAGAAAAGAACAAAGTCATGGGCTCATTCAGTACAAACATATGCAGTCAATCAGGCAAAATGGAAAGCAGCAAGAGAGTTCTGTGCTGATCGCAACATTGAATTTAAAATTATGACAGAAGATAATTTAGGTATCAAATGACTATCGGGGAAAGAATAAGAGACAGAGCACAAATGGAAGCAAATGCAAGTCCAGATTGGTATGCAAATGAATTATATACTGAACTTTCTGAAGTTGCAGAGACTCGCTTTCCAGAAATTGGAGAACTTTGTTTCTTCTCATACACTGCTTCATTTCCAGAGAAGTATCCATTCTATGATCGCAGACCACTTGTTTATGTAATGGAATTTCAACAAGATAAGATGCTTGGTGGTAACTTACACTACCTAAATCCAGATTATCGTGATGGAGTTGCAAAAGGTCTTGTCAATAAAACAAGTCTCATCTTACCAAAGAAGACATTGCATAGGTATTTTTATAGTAATATTGGAGACATTTTTATCATTCCACCTGATCCTGAAGAGTATGAAAGTGTTGCACAGTTAGTAACTGAGAATTTCTCTGATAAATACGGACAGAAGGTATCACCACAAAAGGCTTGGGATTCAATTTAAATGTCTGGAATAACAACAACTACTACTGATAGCAATACTTACCACGAGGTGAATATAAACCCATATTCACAACTTCAGGATGATGATAATGCAGGCCCTTTTGATTTAAAATCATCATTGTTTACGAATGGTAATGGTGACGCAAAACTTACTTCAGGTGGTGCGAATGAAAATAATTTTGAAGTATTTGCAAATTGGTATGATTTTGATAAAAAAGAATTTACAAATGCAGGAAGAAATTTTTATACAAAACAAATGGAAGGTTCTTCTCAAGAAGATAAAGATGCATATCTACTTCAAGTAGAAAACGAACTTAAGTCAGCGTTGATTGATGATTATAAACGTAGATTAAAAACAGATCCAAATGCAAAACCAAATCCACTATTAGGACTCGGTGGTGAAGAACCACCTAAAGATGGAAATGGTGGTCTGCCATTTGCTAGTATAGAGGACTTACAATCAGAGTTTAAAAAACTACAAAAGACTGATAGCATACTACAAAGATTAAGTTTAAGAAACCTTAAGTACCCATTAGATGCGGACTATGGAAATACTCAAGATTATATACAAATAAATCAATTTACATATCAAGCAGTCAACCCATCAATAATTTTTCCACAACAAAATGAAGGAGAAGGTGCTTTTGCAGCAGGATCAAGGGAAGCTACAAACACGATATTTAATGGATTAGATAGAGGATCTCCAAAAAATATTCCCATAGGTTTAGTAAAACTTCCAATGCCAAATCAATTAAATGATTCAAATAATGTTGCATGGGGTGAAGATCAATTAAACGCACTTACCGCAGCTGCAGCAACTTTAGGTGCGGGTGGACTTCAGCAAGGAATTGATTTTTTTGAAGATATTGCATCAGGTGAAATCAAAGGCCCTTTTGATGCAATTGGAAGAATATTGGGTGGTGCTGGAGATGCAGGTAAAGGTTTGCTTGGATTTTTAAATGAAGCTGCTTCTAACAAAAATTCAAATCTTCTAGCAAGAAGTGTAGTTGGATCGTCACTCTTAAATTTGGCTGGATTTGGTTTATCTCCAGAAGCAATTCTTGCAAGAGGTGCAGGTGTGATACCAAATGCTAACTTAGAATTATTATTCAACGCACCAGCATTAAGAGCATTCAGATTTGATTGGAAAATGAGTCCTCGTAGTCAAGAAGAATCAATTCGTATAAACAATATTATTCGATTTTTTAAACAAGGTATGGCCGCAAAGAAAATGAGTATAGATGGTTCTGCTAGTAATTATTTCTTAGGAACTCCGAATGTATTTGATATTGCTTTTAAAACATCAAAAACAAATAGAGAGATAACAAATACGAATCATTCGGTATTAAAAATTAAAACATGTGCATGTGTTGGTGCTGCAGTTAACTACACTCCACAAGGAATGTGGAATGCATATGAAAAAGGTCAACCAACATCTTGTATATTATCATTACAATTCAAAGAACTCGAACCAATTTACAGCACAGATTATGAAGAAGATCCATTTGAATATGATAATTTAATTGGTGCAGTTCCAGCAGACGCAGTAGGTTACTAATGGCATACTTTCAAGAATTACCAAACATATCATATCCTTCTCTTTTACCTTCAAGTAATAAAATTGAGGATAGAATTATTGTTAAAAATATTTTTAAACGATCAAAGTTAAGATCTGATATTGATCAGGCAATCACTGCTTTTAATTATTACTATGTTGAACAAGGTATGAGACCAGACATGGTTGCTAAAAGTTTATATGATGATTCCGAGTTAGATTGGGTGATACTTACAACAAATAATATTACTAACATAAGAGATCAATGGCCTCTTGAGCATAATGATTTACATGAATATATGTTGGATAAGTATGGATCAGAAGCAAATATAAGTGGTATTCATCATTATGAAACTAGAAAAATAGTTGATGAATATAATCGTGTTGTAATACCTGCAGGTTTAGAAGTCGATGTAAATTTTAGTTTTAAATATAAAAACTATTCAAATTCAATTGTAACTGTAAATCCTGTGTCAGCAATTACAAATTATCAATATGAAGTCAAACTCAATGATGAAAAAAGAAGAATCAAAGTATTAAAACCACAATTTGTATCTCTATTTTTATCAGATCATAAAAATATTATGAAATATGATCGTTCATCTGATTACATTTCAAGTAAATTAAAGTCAACATATAATCCAAGAATATCAGGGGTATAAAAAAACCCACCTTGCGGTGGGTTGAGTGTTTTAAGAATTAACTAACTTAGAAAAGTAACTCAGCGATT